TTATTTCCTCAGCTTTCGATAGCCGTTCAGGGTCTCCCGCCAGCCGAAGAAGGCGCCCCCGTCCGCGAGCTCGAAGGTCCCTGCTCCCGCCGCGGCTCCGCCGCTCACGGCAAAGGAGGTGGACACGTCTCCCCGCTTGACAGAGGCCACCGGCCCCGCTGCGGCTCCGCCGCCCAGGGCCGCCCCCTTCCAATAGGAGGCCGTCATCAGCAGCAGCGCCCGCTCCAGCTCCGGAGGGAGCTCCTCCCGGCCCAGGTAGTTGAGCACCTGGTCCTCCACGGCCTGGAGCGCCGTACTCAGCAGTCCGTCCTGCTCCTCCTCCACAATGCCCAGCAGATGCTTGAGCCGGACAAGCCGTTCATTCACGTGGTCCATCCCATCCGTTTCCTTTCTGTTTCGCCGTGCGGCTCCGCGCTTTGTTTTACCCCACCAGTTTTACCGCCAGGGTGTCGTCCAGGGTCTGGATGCCGTAGATGACGTCCAGGGATACGGTGTCCTTTTTCGTATCCTGGTCGTAGCCGTACACCACCCGGACGCCCAGGCCGTTGCCGCTGATGATGGCGGCCCGGTCGTCCCCCATGGGCAGGGCCAGGGGGCGGGTGACCAGGGCGATGGCGTTGCGGTGGAAGGCCAGGGAGTGGGGCTTGGAGACCACATAGGCGTCGGCGTTGGTGTAATCCTTCACCAGCTCACAGTCAATGCCCACCTGGGCCACAGCGCCGGAGACGGCGGTCTTGTCCTCGGTAAAGTGGTAGCGGTAGCCGTCCAGGATGAAGCAGTCGCCCTTCTTCACGGTGGCTGTGGCGGCGCTCACCCCCGTAAGGGCCACGACGGTCGCCCCCGCCGTACCGGTCACCTGGTAGGCCCCGGCGGTGCCGGGGGCGGCGGACAGGGAGTCGGGGCAGTTCTGGTCCATGTAGGTGTCCAGCGTGTACACACGGCCCAGTTCGGCGTTGCGCAGGGTCTCCCCGCTGCCCGCGTAGGCCACCTTCGAGAGATTGTCGGTGAGGGCATAGCGGTATTTGTGTGCGGTGGAGAGCACCAGTCTGCGCTGATCCAGGGGGGCCATGGCCGCGTCCAGGGTCTTGGCCAGGGCGGCCAGATCCGCCAGATCGGAAGGATCTGCGGTGGCCTGGACGGAGGCTGCGATGTTGGCGCACTCGTTGAGAAGGTCCTCGTCCACCGCCTGGGCGATGGCCCGCATGGCGGGGGCGATGAGCTGGCTGGAAAAGTCCTTGATGTCCAGGGTCATCTCCTTGCTGGTCACCTCAAAGGACACGTCCCGGTGCCGGTCGATCTTCACGGCCACGCTCCCCTCGGAGGCGTCCTGCCGGACGATGGCGCCGGCAAAGTTCTTGGCCGTGAACTTGGCGGGCTTGCGGATGGTCACAGTGTCGCCCACCTGGACGAACTCATCGGAGTAGTCCCGGTGGACCAGATTCGCCATGACCAGATTGTTTTCCAGCACCATCAGGGCCTCCCGGGCGACGACGCTGGGGGTCAGAAATGTGTTTGCCATTGTAATTCCTCTCCTTTTTCCTGTTTGTTGTGATGGTTTCCTGCGGAGCTTCTATCCCGGAGGGCGCGGGCCTGTTCTGAAGCCGGCTCTGTCCCGCCTCAGCCCCCCTGCGCGCTTCGGGGCTGTCACGCTGCGGATTGGGCGCGCCCACGGGTCACTAAGCCGTCATTCCGCGAAAAATGCCGTTGGCCTCCGGCCAACCTGTTTTTTCGTCTCCATGACGCCTTAGTTCCCCTGCGCGCCTATCCTCCGCGCTTCTCTGTACTCCTCCATGGTAAGGCGTCCCAGCTCCTCCATGGTATAGCTTCTGCGGGGCGCGCCGCCGGGGGGCGCGGGGACGGCGCCGGCCAGGACCGGCGGCTCCGCCTCCCCGGTCCGGAAGAGGTAGGGCTTGGCGGTCCGGATGGGAGCGAGCAGCGCCTCCAGGTCGGTACGGAGGCCGCCGCGGCCGTCGGTCTCCACCGCGTCCAGGTCCACCAGGGGCAGGATATCGTCGGGGTCGTGGACCAGCCCGGCCAGACCCGCCCGCAGGGCGGCGGTGCGGAGGCGCCGCTCCACCTCCCCCGCGGGGAGATAGCTGCCGTCGTTGCCCGCCACCAGGTCCAGGTCTCCGCCCTCCGGTCCCGCACCCCGGAGGACCTCCTCCACCCGCCCCGCCAGGTCCTCTCCCAGGAGGGCCCGAATGGGTTCCGCGATCATAGGTTCACCTCCTCTCGTTCCCGCAGCTCCCGCTCCACGTCGGCCACCCAGGGATGGTTGGCCAGCAGGGTGCGGGGGGACAACAGTTCCCGGCTGGCGTTGACGTTGGCGATGACCTCGCTCTCGTTCACCGGCATATCCATATTGAACTCCACACGGAACGCCGCGCCGGAGAAGTCCCCCCGGCCCGTGGCCTGGAGCCAGGTGTCCAGGAAGGGCTTGAGCCGCCGGAAGGCGGCCTGGAGCTCGTCGGCCAGGTCGGCGCAGTCGGCGTCCAGATCCATGTACCGGAAGCCCAGCGCCGTGCCGGAGGCGCTGCCCAGGTCAGGGTCCCTGGTGTCCACGGCGGAGGCGAAATCGAAAAGGTCCCGCCGCTCCCGCTCCAGGAAGGCCAGCACCGCCGACACGTCCAGGTCGGTCTGGAGCTTGTCCACGCCGCCGTCGCCCTCCACCTTCACGGCCAGACACTGCCGCAGGTCCCGCACGAACTCGTCCAGGTCGGCCCCGCCGTAGTTTTTGAGGATGTAGACGAACTTGGCCACGTCCCGCAGGGCGTCGGCGGTGACGGAGGTCTGCCAGTTGTAGTCGTCGATGAGGTCCCGGACATAGCGGCACAGGGGCAGCTCCTCCTCGTTGTAGCGCAGCCATACCAGGGGGACCCTGCTCCAGTTGTAGCCCCGGCCCCCCAGGGTGAAGTGGGGCTCGGGCTCCCCGTCGGGGCGGAACCGCCCGCTGCCGTCGGCGCAGAGGAACCGCCGCAGGCCGTCCCCGGACCAGTATTCGGCCCGCTCCACCCGCCGGGCCTCCCGCCCGGCGTAGACGGTCTGGGGGTAGACCCGGAGGAAGCCGTCCAGCTCGCTCCGCCCGGCGTCCCGCCACAGGGGGACCACCTCGTGGGCGGGCAGGCGGAGGAACTCCAGCCTCCCCGCCGGGCCGATATAGGGCTGGAGCCAGGCCACCCCCGATTTCACCGCATCCCGCCCCAGGGCCTTCACGGTGTGCCGGAACCCGGCGTCAAAGAGCTCCTCCAGGGCCTGTCCATAGGCCCGGTCCTCCGTCTCCACCGCCCAGGGCCGGGACAGGAGGTAGCGGGCCTTCTGGTCCACCAGCTTTTTGTAGATGGGGTGCTCCAGCCGGACGTTGGAGCGCCCCGGCCCGTTGCCGGCCTTGCGCTGCACGTCGGAGCGGTTGCGGTAGTAGGCGTCGGCCTCCAGCAGCTCCCGGTACCGGGGCGAGCTTCGAAAGACCCGGATCTCCTCGCTGACGATCTCATGCAGGCGCATGGGGGCCCGGTCCGGGTCGGCCAGGGCCGCGCTCACCAGCTCGGTCTGTGTGTATGTCATCTTGTGCCGCAGGGCCCTGCTTCCGGGTCCCTGCTCCTCCTCTCTCGTCGTCGCGGCTGCCGCCGCTCTGTCGCCCCGGCCGTGGAGCCGGAGCCCGTTTCACTTCAGGATATGCAGCGCCGGGCCCGCCATATCGTCCTCGCAGGCGTAGCGCACGGCGTCGATGTGGTGGTTGTCCCGGTCGGGGAATCCGGCCCGGAAGCCGCCGTCCCGGTCCCGCTCCAGCTCGTAGCCGGTGAACTCCCGGGCGCTCTCGGGGCAGCGGGCGGGGTCGATGACGATCTCCTCCAGGTCCTGGAGCCATTGTATTCCGAAGGCCACGGACCCCGCTCCCTTGCGGGCCCCCACGGCCCGCAGGCCGTAGTCCCGCAGCTCGGCGATGCTCTTGGGCTCGGCGGAGTCGCAGACGATGCGCCCCTCCCCGCCCTCCTCCCGGAGGAGGAGGGCGGTCCTGCGGTTGGTGAGCCCCGCCCGGTGGAGCTCCCGGAAGAGGTAGAGCCGCCGCCGGACGGGGTCGTAGTGGCAGACGTTGTAGGCCAGGGGGTCGGCGGCGTAGCCCCAGTCCAGCCCCCGGCGGATGTGGTCGAACCGCCCGATCTCCTCCTCGGAGATGGTCCGCAGCGTCACGTTGGAAAACACCTCGCCGCCGGTGCCCGTCACCTCCCCCAGGTATTCCCGGGCGTAGGCCTGGGGATCGGCTAGGCGCAGGTGCTCGGCCTCCAGCAGGAAGGGCTCTCCCAGCCAGGCCCTGGGCACCGTGCGGTAGTCGGTCCGGTGCACCAGGGTCCCGGGGTGCTCCCCCCTCACATACTGGTTGCACCAGTTCCGGGCGCTGCGGGGCGGGTTGAAGGTGTAGAAGAAGGCGAAGTCCTCCCCGCCCCGCATCAGGGACTGGTTGACGGCCCGGACCTTCTCCTCCCCCTCGAACTCGTCGGCCTCCTCGTACCAGGCATACTTGATGTAGCCCCGCTCCGGTCGGATGGACTTGAGCTTCATGGGGTCGTCGGCGCCCCGGAAGAGGATGCGCTGTCCGGTGGGGCGGTAGCACAGGGACAGGGGGGAGAGCCGCGCCTCCCAGAGCCGTCCGGCCCCCAGGGCGTGCACCCCCCACAGGAGCTGGGCGTAGACCGACTCCCGCAGGGTCACGCCGTAGCGCCGCAGGGCCACGGCGTGGCTCATCACGCCATTTTGGGCGTCCCGCATGAGGCAGAGGGGGATCTCCACCCCCACGAAGGAGGACTTGCCGGAGCCCCGCCCGCCGGGGAGCCAGTAGTGGGTGTGTCCCCCCGCCTTCACATCCCGGTGGACGCAGTGGAAGGCCGGGGCCAGGAGGGAGGAGCATCTGATCTCACACATCGTCCACGATCCTGGCCGGTTCTGCGCGGGCTCCGGTGCCGGCCTCCCCGCTCCACCGGCTCAGCAGCTCCAGCGCCTTGAGCCGCTCGGCCACCGTGGGCTGGCAGGGGACCTCCCGCCCGTCCTTGTCCCGGGCGGGGTAGGACTTCCGTCCCAGGGCGATGTCGGCCAGGGCCTCCAGCGCCGCCTGGGTGTAGCCCTCCGGGCCGATCCTCTCTTCCGTCTCCAATGACATCCCTCCTTTGCTTCAGCTATGTCATCCTACCACGGTTTTTTGGCCCCCCGGTGGTGGGATGGCCTCCGGCTCTCCCACGAAAGGCGTTTTGCCTTTCGTGGGTCCCCGATTTGCCTTGCGGCTTTGCGGGGGCCCCTTTTGGTGCAGTCTCCGCGCTTCGCACTGTCACGATGCTCTTGCTGATCCATTACAGTTGTGCTATACTTGCAAGGGATTTGTAAATATTCACAAATCCAAACAATGAATAGGAGGATTTTACGGTGAAAAAGCTCTCTTGCCTGCTGACTCTGTCCCTGTGCCTTACCCTCACCGCCGCCTGCGGCTCTGCCTCTTCCGATCAGTCCGCTCCGACGGGCGATCCCGGCCAGTCTCCCACTGTTGCGGTCTCTGCTCCTCCTGCCGGCGAGGTGACTCCCTATACCGGCGCCACGTTTGGCCTCTCCCGCTCCGCTATGGCCGAGGCCATGTCCAATACGTTTTCCTCCAGCGATCTTCCCAACGCCTTTGAAAATGATCCGGACATATCTGAACTGCCCGATGCCGAAAACGGGGATTTGGTGGCGTACTCTTACAGCATCTGTCCCGGCGCCAGCTGCATTCTGTATGAGGCCAAGGATTCCGGCGAACTTACACAGGTATTCCTCACTGGAGATTCTTCTCAACTGAGTGAGAGCGATGCCAAAGTATTCGGCAGCTACCTTGCGGTCGTCACCGGCGGCTTTTCCTCCAGTGAGGAAATCGCGTCGTTGGACGAATCCCTTGATATTGCGAATGCCGCCTTTACCGACGGCACCATGAATTTCTTCAACGGGGAGAGCGCGTCTTTCTCCTATATCGTCACCGGCGGGCTTGCCATGCTCACTGTGCTGCCTCCGCTGTAATGGACGGAAGGTCCCGTTCAGCCCCGCAGCAGGGCCGCCCGGGCCACCTTTTCGGCCAGCTTGGCCGCCAGCCGGTCCAGGTCCGCCTCCTCCCGGACGGTGACCGGTCCCGAGAAGGTCACGTTTACCCCGCCGCCCCGGTCCGCGGACCGTGCCTGGGAGGCCGTCAGCACCCGCTCGCCCTGGTGTAGCAGGGCCGGGAAGTTGTCGTAAGGCACATAGTCCAGGCCGTAGGCATAGCGCCCATGGATGCCGCTGTCCGCCTTCACCTTGTATGCCGATGGGATCGCATTGTTTTCCGGCTCCGATGTTGCCGAGCCGATTCCGGTCCCCCCTTCTTCCGGGGCCAGGCCGTAGTCCACCGGGGAGAAGGCGTTCTCCATCCTGGCCGCCAGGATGCCCTGGCTGAACTCCTCTCCCATCGTGTACCCGGCGTTGTAATACTCCTTTTGCAGCACCGAGTCGTCCCGGATGCCCTGTACCAGCGCCAGGTTGGACTCCTGCATGAGCTGGGCCCCTTCGGAGGCGTTGTACTCGTTGGCGGCGATGATCTGGGCCTCCGCCAGCAGCGCCCCCATCTTTGCCCCGATCTTTCTCTGCATCTCCTCGCTGTCGGTCGCGCCGTACTGCTCCTCCAGCGCCTGGTACTGGGCCTGCAGCTCCTCCAGCCGCTCCCGTTGGGCGCTGTCCTGGTAGCTGCTGATTTTTTCCCCATCTCCCATCACGATGCTCAGAGCATCCCGCTCCAGCCGCTCCTTGTCGTTCTCCAGGGAGGCCTGGAAGGAGCCGATGAGCCCGTAGGCGTCCCCCAGCCCCAGCCCGGTTTCCCCCTCTTCCTTCTGCTTGGTCTGCTCCTCCAGCCACTCCTTCTGCGCCTGGATCCCATCCTTGCGGGTGTCGATAAAGCCCTGACCCATCAGCTTTTCCAGCTCGTTCTGGGCCTCCTCCAGGCCGCGCATGGCCGCCTGGTACTCCTCGTCTCCCGCCGCCGCCAGGGTGGTGCCCCGCTGCAGCATGGCCTGCTGCTCCTGCATCACCCGGTCGTATTGGCTCTTTACATAGTCCTGGAAGGCCTGGTCCTGCTTCTCGAAGGACTCCACGATCCCTTCCGCCACGCCGAACAGGGCGCCCACCACCAGCCCCCCGACCGGGCCGCCCAGAACGCTCCCCAGGCCCCCCATCGCGCCGGCGATGCCGCCCGCCGCTGTGGCCGCGCTGGCCGCGATGCCGCCCCCCGCCGCCGTGGCGTTCAGCAGCCCGAACATCAGCCCGGTCCCCGCGTCCGACACGATGTGGGACGCCATGCTCCCCGCCGTGTCGCCCAACAGGCTGGAGATATCAGTTTCCAGCACACCTCCTGTTCCTTTCTCTACCATCGACCACATGCCGGACTTAATCAGATTGTCCAACAGCGCCTTCTGCGAGCCGTCCGCCAGCCTGGAGGCCCCCGCCGTCCCACTGTCCTCCGGCTTGGTGAAGGGCCTCCCGCTCCCCGCCAGGGTCGAGCCCGCCTCCTCCGCGCCGCGCTCCAGCTCGCCGATGCCCTGGGTGACCTCCGGCAGTGCCTTCTCCAGCTTGCCCAGCTCCTTGGCCGCCTCCTTGACGCCCTTGTTCAGCTCCCTCGTGTTGATACCCTCCGCCATCTGTATTGTCTCCTCTCCTTGACCGCGTTTTTAAATTCTGTTATCATTGGATTATCAGGTTGAATGGGAGTGATCTTCTTGATAAGCAATAAAGCTTTTATTTACCACGCAGGTGTTTGTCTGTTAATTTCCAGTCTTGTAGCACTGGCCTGCGGACTGGCCCTTCCCGAGACCTGGATGATCCTCGGCGCTATCGCGGGCATCATCTGTAGTCCCTTTGTTTTTTATGTCGCCAAGCACACCAAGAACTGACCGCCTCCCGTTGTTCTCCTTGCGGTGTCAGTTTAATCGTGACCTTCCTCAGCCCTTTTATCGTCTCTCGGACCCCTTGTTCAGTTCCCTCGTGTTGATACCCTCCGCCATCTGTGTGGTCTCCTTTCCTTGACTGCGTTCTTGCATTCTGTTATGATTGGATTATCAAGTGAAGCAGGGGTGATGTCTTTTGCCCAATAAAGCGTTTATTGCCTATGCGGCTTATTGCTTGGGTTTTCTGAGCCTTTGTGCATTGGCGGCAGGGCTGGGCCTTGAAGAGCTCTGGATGATTCTGGGCGCTATCGCTGGTTTTTTAGGCACAGCCTATCTCATTTACGTCGCCAAACGCACCAAGAACTGACCGCCTCCCGTTGTTCTCTCCCATACATTTCCTTTGCCGCCCCTCCCGGGGCGGCCTTTTTGTGCCTGTTCCCAGGCACTCCGCGCTTCTTACTCATCCATCAGGCCGTAATAGCTGGCCACCAGGCGGATAAAATCCCCATGCCAGACCTTGGCGGTGTCCACATGGCAGGGGATCTGGAGGGCGGCGCCCTGGAGGTTGTGGGTCTTTTTCCACAGCACCAGCTCGATCACCTTCAGCCGCTCCTGCCCGTTGCGGTAGTGCTCGGTGGTCTCCACCGCCCGGCGCACGGCCTCATACTCCCGCTGGCTGGTGCTGGGCAGCTCCCGGATGGCCAGGCCTTCCACCGTCCGCCCGTCTCCGCCGCCCCGTGGCATCCCGGAGTAGTCCGCCGTCAGCCGCCCCTCCCGCAGCGCGCCGTACCGCCGGCGCAGCTCCGGATAGCGCCGGATCATTCCCTTTACGTAGCTCCACCAGTCGTACCTCGGTTTACTCATGCTTCCCGCTCCTCCCTCTCGCCGGGCAGAGTCCTCTGCCCCGGCACTTCTCCCCCGGCAGGGGGCACCGCTCCAGGCAGTAGTCGATCTTCCACTGGGGCTCGCCGCCCCGCTCCGCCCTGGCCGGTCTCTCCGCTTCCCGCCAGGGCCGCCGCCCCGGCTGGGCGTAGCAGTCCGGGTCCACCGGCCGCACGCCCCGAAATCCCATGGGGTCCCGCACGATCCCCACCTCCTCTCTCCCGGTTTTCCACCGGGTTTTCCACAAATCCGCCCAAACGTCCTCGCGCCTCCTTTCCTCAGAAAGGAGCAGATACAGAGTCAGAGACAGACGCAGACTCAGTATCCGCTTTTACCGCTTTCCCAAGAACCCACTGGGTTTCTGGGCCGTCCGCCCAGCAGGCCGTTCTCCCGGTTCTTCCTCGCCCGGGCCTCGTACTTGACCCGGTTCTCGTCCAGCGCCGTCCGGATGAACCGGAACGCCATCCGCACCGCCGGGTCCTCCGGGGGCTCCTCCCCCCGCTTCTCATAGGCGAAGATGGCCTTGAACAGCGCCCCCGCCTGCGCGTCGGTGAGGAGCTTCACCGGCTCCTCCCAGTCGTGATAGAGCACAAAGCTGTTCTTCACCCGCCTCTGCCCCGCTTCTCCCGCCGGCACTGGCGGCACAGGGCCGCGCCGTCCGCCGTGGGGGCGTAGATCTCGCCCAGGCACCGCCGGCACCAGGCCCAGGGGCGTTGGTCCTGGGGGTCGCTCCAGGGCGGCGGAATCTGGCCCGCCCGTTCAAAAGTCCGTTTTATGGGACCCTTCATCTGGTATCCTCCTCTTGTAGCCGGAAACCCGCTCATCGTTTTGCACAAAATTCAACTTCTCCCTTGATTTTGGTTGAAAACCAGTAACATATGTGGTATGCTGGATGCATTGGTGTCCAGTATTCAACTGTAGTTCTCGTTTTTCAACCTCCTGCCCTCATAATAGTTCATTGTTTTCAACTTGTCTACCCATTTTTATGAATTTTGGGAACTTTGTCGGGGTGCACAAATGGAACGGGGTGATTTTGTGTTTTATGATCGGTTTCTGGAGCTCTGCCGCCGGAAGGGCGTGGCCCCCACCCGGGCCGCCGTGGAGGCCGGGATCAGCAAGTCCCTGGTGTCCAAGTGGAAGGCCAACGAGGCCAAGGAGCCTTCGCCGGAGGTGGTGCGGAAGCTCTCAGAGTATTTCGGCGTCAGCCCCTATGAGGTGCTGGAGGACCTGCCCGCCGGGCGGGGCCGCTCCACCCTGACGGAGCGGGAGCGCCGTGACGTGGCCCGGGAGGTGGAGCGCATCATGGGGGACTTGGAGAACAGCGGGGACCTGATGTTCGACGGGGTGCCCATGTCCCCGGAGGCCAGGGACTCTCTCACCGCAGCCATGAAGCTGGGCCTGGAGGCCGCCCGTCTGAGGAACAAGGAGACCTATACCCCCAAAAAGTACCGCGGGCCCAAAGAGGAGGCTTGA